ATGGTAAATTTAACACCTTTTATGTATGCACCGCATTACGCTCCAGATAAACCTTATCTAGTATATTCGGTAAATTGCGATAGACCGGAAACAACTAGTGGATATATGCAAGGGTATTGGAAATGTACTCATTGCGGAGAAGGTAGTCAATTTAGATTTTATGATGATACCTATTGGCCTAAATACGCAGCGAAGTGTCCAAAATGCAACAAAGAGTTTATTGCAATTGATGATACTGCTTATGATGATGCTGACTGTGAGGACTAATTTATAACAAAAGCGTTATTTGAATAGAAAATGGCAGGTAATTGACTAAGTTACCTGCCGCGATCCAAAACAGTCCGGAGGAACAAGCTCCGTTTTAAAAGAGTGTAGTCATGGGAAGTTGACTTGTAGATAGTATGTGTAATGTGGAAAAGAATATTCGTAAAGGGGAATGAAAAATGAATACGGTTACTATTAAATTCGGTCAAGGTACAGAAGCTTGGAAGGATATGCAAGAAGTAGTTAAAGCTCTACATGATAAAGGATATATTGCTCAGCCTTACGAGGATATTGGAACGGTAAAACTAACTAAGAAAATCAATGACGAATTAGTGGATAAGAAACAGCAATTTAATTGTGATATTTGCTTTTTAAATAAGGATATTGAAGAAAAGTCTATATATCAATTTGATGAAGGTGGCGACATTGTAGCATGTGTAGATTGTGAGAAAAAAGCATTTGAACAGTCAAAAAACAAAACAAAATAGTTATTTGAAAGAGAGCCGGTGATTATATGGGAGATCGAATGTGCCCGGATTGTAATGAAATGAGTTTGGTTGAAAAAAGTCTCACAAAATGGAAGTGCCTAAATTGCGAAGAGGAATTCACAACGAAAGAATTAGATGCGGATGTTGAGTTTGATTAAGTAACCGGTGATTTGTAACAAAACCCTTATTTGAGGAAAAGAGGAACGACGATGAAGAAACAAAGGTGGAGAAAAACAAAAGTTAAAACTTGTTACTTATGTGACAAGAAATTAAATATAAACCAGATCTGCGGCATAAATGATTGGAGTTATAAAAACAAAATTTTGTATTGGTGTGAGGATTGCGTAGATTATTAAAACAAAATCGTTATTTGGAGGGGAGTGCCATACATGGAAGGTAGAAAGCACCTTTTTGAAGATGGTGAAAAAGTTCGGATAAGAGAAACGGGTGAGGTTGTTACAGTAGATCATTGGTGGTATGCATTAAATAATCCTGCATTCGGATTTCAGTATAACATCATAGGACGACCGTCTACATGGTATGCCGAACATGAATTAGAAAAGATTTCTTAATAAAAACGCTATTTTGTACTTAGTAAATGGTAATGTTTATTTTAAATGATAAAGCAGCTAGCTCAATGAACTAACTGCTTTATCGTCCAACAAGAACAATACCCACAATACATTGTAACTAAAGGTTACAACTATAGTATGAGCAGAAGTGAAAAAGTTATGTAAGAAAGCAAAAAAATTTCATTAAGCACAACTAAGCAGCTAGTTAATAAAACTAACTGCTCGTTGTACAAAAGAAATTTAGGCCCTACAAGTAAATGATATGTAACTTTAAGTTACAGCTATATTATAAGCAGAATTAAAAATATTATGTGGAAGTGAAAAAGAACTAAATAAAAACTTCATTTTGGAGAGAAAGGAGGGATAGGATGGTCCTTTTATATGATCCTAAAACAAATATATTATCTGAAACTACTTATGAATATTTAGTTGAATTAACAGGAATGATGAAAGGTTCTCTTATGAGTGCGCGAAGCAAAGGGAAGAGGATTAGGAGTATTGGCTGCTATCTTGCTAAAGATGATTTGACAGTGCAGCAGAGGCGAGAATGGTATGAAAAGGAAAAGTATCATAACGAAACTTGGAAAACGATTAAAGGGTCTGATGATACATTTCTCATTTCTAATTACGGCAGGTTCAAGCGAATAGGTAAGAAGAAGATATGGTTCCTTCTCCCGATACTTAAAAAGAAGAGCGGATACTTAGAAATTAAGGTGAAATATAAAGGCGTGTACAAGAATTATATAATAGCTCAATTAGTCGCTGCGCATTTCCTTGGCGCTCCAAAACAAGGAGAGTCAGTCAGATATAAGAACGGGATAAAGACAGATACCTTTGTTGGAAATCTAGAATACATTTCAAAAGAAAAATTAGGTAAGTTAACAGGTTTTAGATCTCGTAGTAAACCAGTTGTTCAATTGGATATGAATACAAAAGAAATTATTGGAGAATTTAGGTCTGCAAGAGAAGCCGGAAGGAAAAGTTATCTTTCTTATCAAGCGGTACTAGACAATTGCAATCATAAATCACGGACAAGCGGTGGATATATCTTTATGTTTGCTGACGAATATGAACAAATAGCCAATTAGAATAAAAATTTCATTTTGTAGAAAAATGAGGTGCTCAGATGAAAGGCTCTACAAAGTATCAACTATTAAAAGATGATTTCGATCATGCTGTAAAACAAATTGAATTGAGGAATAAAGAAATTGAACTTCTTAGAGCAAGTCGTGATTCATCTATACACGAATATCGCCAATTGTTTAATGAACGGATGAAACTTAAAGAGGAAATTGAGTTTTTAAAAGATGATGTTCAAATAAGGGATGAACATATTGAAAGACTCGAGAAGGAATTACAGGAATATAAAAGAGCAGCTAGCAAAAGCTAACTGCTCCTTTTGACAAAAGATTCCGGGCTGCCAACACTGTTAAGAAAGCAGCTTATAGATAGTATGCACAAAGTTGTGCTAATTATTCCAATTAATAAAGGACAGCTAGTGAAAGCTAACTGTCCAGCCTTTAGAGAAAGGGAGGAATAAAAATGGGTATATAAAAATTCCTCCATCTACAGTATTGACGGAATATTGAGTTTTATTCGGGGGGGGAGAGAAATGAGTAAATTCAACGGTCAAAAATTAACGGAACTTCGGCATTTATTCGGAATGACTCAAGGGCAAGCTGCTGAATTGTTGGAGGTTGATACCCAGAGGTTGATTGAGATAGAGCGGTCAAGAATCATTCCGTCGTTTAATCAAATACAAGTACTATGCAGAAGGTTTCATGTTAAACCAAAGTATTTTTATTGCGAATCATTTGTAACTAATAGAGTGAATCCAAATTACATTTCTTTTCGTCATTAATAAACTAGGAGGTAGTGGGAAATGAAAGTAACATTTGAATATGAGTTAGAGGATAAGCAAAGAGAGTAGTTTGAGCATGTAAGAGTGGAAGAAGGCGAAGCGGCAGCGTTTTATTTTTTAGAGGACTTAGTAAAAAAAGAAATTGAAGTCGCTGAGGCTGTTGAAACAGAGTACAAAGAATAAAACTCAACAAAATAATCCTTTTGAAATGGATAGAAGCAATGAATAATTAAATAAGAAATGATAGTATTGTTAGTAACTCATAGTTGTACAAAGATTATATTTTCTACAAAGGGGATGGAATAATGAAAAAAGTAACAGACATCATTTCTTTAAAAGATATCGAGGAGACAGACGGGCCAAGAATCCAATATGGTATTTGTATTCATGCTAAGAGAGATATCCAGATGGATCAGACAATTAATGCTATTGAATCTAATCAAGAAGAAACGATTCAGCATGAACTAGTTAACTTTATCGAAAATCCAATTAATGCGTCTGAATTTATAATAGTAGGTAAAGAGGCTATTAAGGTAGACGAAATAATATATATAAAAGTAGATTCATTTCCATACATCGGATTTTAATTAGATAAAATATTTAGAGTTTATTTAATTAAATCCTTTAAAAAGTTAAAAAAATGCAAGAAAATGATATAATAATAAAAATAAAACATTTAGTCCTACTGGAAGAACCAGCGGACACTGAACTACAAAGAGCATTTGTGATATTGCTCTGTAGTTTGGTGTCCGCTTTTTTTATTTTGCTTAGAGGTGATGGGAATGAAAAAGATTCGTAATCAGCAGCAAAAGAAACAGAATAGGCAACATAAGAAAGAAAAGTTAAGCATTAGAGATATAGAGGAATTAATGGGTATTCGTAGAGCACGATATGAACGTGGTCATGGCGGAGCTCTTAGACAAAAATAAAAACCTTGGAGGAATTAATATGAAAAAACAATTATCATTCAAAATGCCAGTTGTAGATGGAAAGAGAACAAAGCAAGCGGTTGAACAAGTATTTGAAGTGTATCGTCAGTATTTAGCAACAATGCCAAGTGATATTCTACCTAAAGTTACACCATCGTATTCTATTATTCCTCCATCATTTACAAATGCATTTCACAGTTCTACAGAAGAGATTGCTATTGAAAGAATAGAATACGAGCAGGAACGAAATGAATTCATGAGTTGGATCTATGATGGTGTCAATCGTTTAAAGGATGATGAACGCCGAATAATATTAGAAAGATTTATGGGAGACCTACCAGGATATGACCCTGATATTTGGTTGGATTTAGGAGTAGGAAAAACAAAGTATTACAAATTAAAAGGACAGGCGTTATTAAGATTGGCATTCATTTTAAAAATAGAAGTGTATAAAAAGAATCATAGACAGGCAGAGGTGAAAAGTGCATGAACCTTGTTCAACCAATTCGTGATAAAGAAGCAATCCAAGAAATTAAAGAATTCTTCAAGGAACAGAATGAACGTAATTATATTTTGTTCCTTCTTGGTATTAATACAGGTTTACGGATTTCCGATATATTACGGCTTCGAATTCGAGATGTAGAAGGATGGAGTATCTTTATTCGTGAAAAGAAAACAAAGAAAGTTAAAGAGGTGAAAATGCCATCTGAATTAAAGAAGGCAATAAGGGAATACGCAAAGGGAAGGCCAAAGAATGAATTCCTTATTAAGAGCAGAAACGGTAAGAACAAACCAATTAATAGATCCATGGCATATGTAATATTGAATCAGGCAGCAAGGGAATTTGGCTTGGAGCGAATTGGTACTCATTCACTTAGAAAAACATATGGATATCATCACTATAAGCAATTTAAAGATGTAGTTGTTTTGCAGCGAATGTTAAATCATACGGACCAAAAAGAAACATTGAGATACATTGGAATAGAACAAGATACATTAAATGATTATCAAAAGAAATTCAGAATCTAAGGATTTTATTTTTTTATGCAAATTTTGAATTTGCTACAAAAGAAAAGTGTCAAATTGGTTTTGCTGATGTGCTGAAAAGCTTGATGGTTCTAAGGTGAATTGCGATGGATTAATTCAACACAATATGACTTGTAGCGAATTCATTTTTAGAGATTATTAATCTTAAATATTAAAAACTATGTGAAAAGAGGATGAAAAACAATGAAGAATATTATAGAAATAGATACAAAATGTTTAGGAGAAGCGCTTAAGGAATTATTGCAGGATATAAGTATTCCATCATTTTCACAAAAAAAGATACAGATGATAGTAAGTATGTTTGAAAATGATGCATTACGATTTAAAGAAAGACGCAGGCTATCGATAAAAAAGAAGCAGTCGCAGCAGAAGAATTGGAAGAGGTGGAAAAAGAAAAACAATAGAATTGTAAAAACGTATTAAATTAAAGTTGTATTTGGTAAAATTTATACAAAGGAGGAGATTTGCTATGGAAAAATTTGAAATTGAAGCGATAGAAAGTTGGAAGGAAGATTTAGAGTTTGAGTTAAAGGACATGGAAGAAATAGAAAAATCTTTATGGGAAGAGATAGAAGTATTAAAAATTAAGATTAGTTATGCGGAGAAGGCAGCAACTCATGTAGAGAATGTTGAGGCGTTTACAAAGGGGCGTATTGCACCACTTCAAGTGAAGCTATCTTATGCTGAGGAAAAATTAAAAAAGGTAGAAAAAGAAAATGAAATTAAAAAAGACCAAGTGTTAGCGTTATTGAGTAAAGTGTATAAAGAAATTAAACGTCATGAGTTAGTATAAAAAACGCGAACTTTTTGCGAACGATTCGCGAACTTTTCGCGGAGGATTTGCGAACGATTTACGGACGAAATTAGTTTTTAGACGTGTTATATTTGTATTGTGATAAGTGGCGGAAAACATTTTATCACGCTTCTATAACTCAAATGGATCGTTAGGACCATGGGTGATGGTTGAGGATTGAATGACGTGTTGTTTCTGGAGTTCAATTCCAAAATCAAAATCTGTTGTTAATACGAGGAAGGGCTTTTGCTCTTCTTTCAATCGCTGACTACGAGACACATTAGTAACTACGGGAGAGTGACGTACAGTCGGCGATTGAAAGAGGTGTAGAACCTCTTAACCAAACTGAAGTAAATATGTAGTACACAACATGACTTGTCTATTTAGTAAAAGAGCTATCTAATGTGGTAGCTCTTTTTGTATTTGTTAGATGCAAAACTTCACGTACCGTATTTTAATTATAAGAAACTTTTTAGTATTGGAGGGGGAGAGATGAAACAAAGAACAATTGTTACATGTGAGAAGTGTTCTGGTAGCTTTAGATTCAAACCTTTAAAAAGAAAGTTACCTAACGGAATTGAAATGCATTACATCAAGTGTAGTCATTGTAAGAAAGAAACAATTTCTTATTACACCGATGAAAAGATTCGCCAGCAAATTCAAGATAATGAAGTGAAGCGTAAAGAATTAAGAGACCAAATGATGATCGCTGAGGATGAAGAAGAAATCAAAGGATATGTGGAACAGATCAATCAGCTTTCCAAAGATGTTGGGAAACAAATGGACATGTTGAAGGAACAAATGAACCATGGCGAGTAGGGCAAAGAAGTCTTGTGCACATCCAATGTGTATTAACTTAACTACGGAACAGTATTGCGAAAAGCATAAGCAAGAAGCTACAAAGTCATATGACAAGTATCAGCGAGATAATCAAACTACAGCATTCTATAAAAGCGTTGGCTGGAGAATAACAAGAGCAAAAGCTTTATCACGTGATTGTTATTTATGTCAACGATGTTTGAAAGATAAGAAGTTAACACCAGCTGATATGGTTCATCACATTGTTGAAGTGAAAGAGGATTGGTCAAAGCGTTTAGACATTAACAACCTTGAAAGCTTATGTAACAGTTGTCATAACAAAGTACATGGAAAGAGAGGATGAGATAAATGAAAGAGAATTATAAATCAGCAACTCATATTGGAGATATGATGATTGCGATTCATTGTGATACCAAACCATTTCAGAAGAAGCTACGTGCTATCGGGAATCATGCGCGTGAATTAGCTGATGAACTTCAAAGGATTGATAAGGAAGAGGAACGTGATGTGTTAGCAAGTTACTCAACAGATGAATTGATTGAAGAGGTTAAGAACCGTGCGATTAAGGCATCAGGTTCAATTGCTAAAACAGTAGCAATTGATGTATTGAAATTAACTAATGATCTTGAAGTAACCATTACTAAAAAGATTTAGTACAAAAAAATAATAATCCCCCCACCTTTTTATTTCTGAAGAGGTTCTTCTGGGGACCGGTGCCCCGCTTCGTGTTTCGCGCGGAAGGTCTCTTAAAGGGGGGGAACCCTCTGGAAACAGGCCACTTTTTTTAAAAGGTGGTTATTTTATATCCATAAAATGTAAGTGTGGTGAGAGCATGGATGAAGACTTAAGAATAAAGTACAAGCCACCAACCCACCTCAAGAAGATTGGAAAAGATACTTGGTTTCGTATTTGGAGGATTTTAGAAGCGGAAGGTAAGGCTGATATTAATGATCCGATAGCAATAGAAATGATTGCTTACAGTTATCAAATGTATAAGGAAATGGCAGCACAAATAAAAAAGGATGGTCTAACTATGGACTATACCAATAAAGCAGGTGCTACTAATCGAACAAAGCATACTCTTATTCCGGAGCTTCCAAAATATATGCAGCAAACACGACAGTATTTAGGTGAGCTTGGATTAACTGGTGCAAGCCGTAAGAAACTTCAAGAAGAACTAGTTAAAGAAGTAGAAGATGGTTTCGATGACTACTAAATCAGTTGATACACATGACTATGTAACTGAATATGCCAAAAAGGTTATCAGTGGGAAGATAGTTACTAGTAAAAAAGTGCGTAAGGCTTGTCAAAGGCATATTCGAGATTTACAACGTCAAGATGATGAAACATTTCCATATGAGTACAGTGTAAAAGAAGCGAATAGAGCTATTATATTCATTGAACGATTTTGCAAACATAGTATTGGTAAGATGGCAGGTAAGCCACTTTTACTTGAATTATGGCAGAAGTTTAATGTCGGTAGTCTTTTTGGTTGGGTGGAAAAAGAAACAGGTTATCGGCGATTCTTAGAAGCTCTTATTATGATTGCTCGTAAAAATGGTAAGAGTACTTTAGCATCAGCGATAGCTTTATATTTATTTATGAAAGATAACGAGTATGGAGCGCGTGTATATACACTAGCAAATAAGCGCGATCAAGCTAAATTAGTATTTGAAGAAGCTAAGCGAATGGTTAAACAGTCACCAGCATTAAGGCGAAGGGTAAGGATAATACGAGATAAGTTGTATTACAATGCTATGAATTCTGAGCTAGAACCACTTGCCAGTGATTCGAAGAAACAAGATGGTTTAAATACACATGGAGCAATCTTTGATGAAATTCATGAGTATAAAGATCGTAAGTTAATAAATGTTATTCAATCGTCTTATGATGCTCGTACACAGCCACTTATTTTGCATATTACGACAGCTGGTTTTGTTCTTGATGGTCCCTTGATGAAGTTTTATGAAGTTGCAGATAAAATGTTAAACGAAACGGTCGAGCATGATCGTTTTTTTGCGTTTATTGCAGAGATTGATCCGGAAGATGATTGGAAAGATGAGGAGTGTTGGGTTAAAGCAAATCCAAACTTAGATGTCACAATCACTCTTGAAAAGTTAAAGGAAGCCTATAAAACATATGTTTTAAATAATGAAGTTAATGAGTTCAAGACGAAGCGTCTTAATTTATTTGTAAATGCAGCTGAGAAATGGCTTGAATGGGATGTAATTAAGAAAAATTATGAAAAAGAATATGATCTTGACGTTCTTGAAGGTTGTATGTGTATCGGTGGTGCCGATTTATCTGAAACGACGGATTTAACAAGTTCCTTTTTAGAATTTCCACAAGAGGATGGTTCAGTGAAGTGTATTCATCATAGTTTCATTCCAGAGACTAAATTACTAAATAGTGAGGATAGAGCGAATTATGAACTATGGGTCGAAAAAGGATATTTAACGGTTATTCCAGGAGAAGTAATTGACTACGATTTCGTTACAAATTGGTTTGTTAGAATGTCTGAAAAGTACCATATTCAAGAAGTTTGCTATGATCCATTTAATGCAGCGCAGTGGTTTACCCAGATGCAAAATTTAGGATTTGAGATGGTTAAGGTTCAACAAGGATTTAAGTCAATGAACCTATCGATGAAGGATTTCGAACGTTTATTATTGCAGGGTAAAGTTAACTTTAATGGTGATTTGATGTTTAGATGGTACATGAGTAACGTTAAAACGCAAAAGGATAGTACCGGTAACATAAAGCCCGTAAAAGCAAATAAATATTCAAGGATTGATGGTGTTGCAGCGGCATTAACGGCACATTTTAGAGCCATGATTTATTTACAAAACATGCCTCAAGAATCGAATCTCGAATTATGGACTTTTGATGATTAGAGGAGGTGAGACAATGAATTTTTTGCAAGGATGAGAAGAAGGAAACAGCCGACGGAAGAACGAGCAAAAGAGCAATTTAATAATTTTGTAAAGTGGTTTGAACCTTTTAATATTTTTCGGAAAAGAACAGATATTACTTTAGCAAATAATGAAACTATCTTTTCAGCTATTACGCGTCTTTCTAATTCTATAGCAAGTATGCCTTTAAAGCTCTATCATAACTATGTTCCTGTTGACAGCGAACTAGGAGACATGATTTCTAATACTCCCAATGGAAATTCTACAAGCTTAGATTTTATAAGAACAATGGAAGTTTTGCGGAACTCAACGGGAAATGCTTATGCATTAAAAAGATATAATTCTTTATACCAAGTAGAAGCTTTAGATATTTTAGATTCATCAAGGGTGGAACCCGTGATCGAGAAAGATACGATGGCTTTATATTATCGTATTGATACGGAGAATGGACAATATTACGTACATAATATGGACATTATTCATGTGAAGCATATTCATGGTTTTGGTTGGAAGGGCATCAGTCCAATTGATGTATTAAGAAATAGTATTGATTACGATGACAAAATAAAAGAATTTAGTTTGGAACAATTGGAGAATGGTGTAAAGGCTAATTTTATTTTAGAGGTTGCATCAATTTTAGATGAAAAGAAAAAAAAAGTGGCATTTAATTTGTTTCGTGATTTTTACAAAAAGAATACTGGTGTTTTAATAGAGGATCAAAGTATGAAGATAAGAGAAGTGAAAAATCGTGATTTTATTGACCCAAAAGTATTTGAAGTAGAAAAAATCACACGTAATCGAATTGCCGCTGTATTTAATATGCCGCCACACATGGTTGGGGTATTAGAGAATGTAAATAATTCAAGTTCAGAACAAATGGCACTGGAATTCATCATGCATACATTATTACCAATTGTAAGGATGTATGAACAAGAGTTTGATAGGAAATTATTAACCGCTGAACAACGAAGAAAAGGATATAGTCATAAATTTAATATGAATGGTATTCTCCGCGCTGATATGAAAACACGCGGAGATTTTTATTTTAAAGGCGTTAGATCTGGTTATATGACTCCAAATGAAGCGAGGATGCACGAGGAAAAGGCACCGATGCCAGGTGGAGATAAATTGTTTGTTAGTCGGGACTTAGTCCCTATTGATAGTCCAGAACTTTTTAAAGGAGGTGAATAAAGAATGAAGGGAAAGAAAAGAAGCCAATCAGTAGAACAGGACATTGTAGCTGATGATTATGAAAAGCGGACATTCTCTCTTAAAGTAAAGAACGTACAAATACAGAAACGTGATAATCAAGGTCAGCAATCGGAAGTGTTAACCGGATATGCGGCGGTATTTGACCAATTTACAGAACTGACAGATTGGTGGGGAGATATTTTTTATGAAAAATTAACCAAGGATTCAATGGATAATACTTTGGCTGATGGACATAAGATTTTCGCTCTGTTTAATCATAGCTGGCGCGATTTATTAGGTTCAACTGGCGATAATTTAACTTTAGAGATTCGAGAGGACGGTTTATATTTTGAACTTGTACCTATGAATTTTGAATTTGATCGTAGAATTGTGGAAATGACAAGAAGCGGAACGATTGGGGGATGTTCAATTGGTTTTAGCATTCTTGATCAGGAATGGGAAGAGCGAGACGGAGAATGGTTCCGAATTATTAAAGAGGTTGTATTATACGAAATTACATTCACTCCAATTCCAGCTTATCCTCAAACCACAATTCAGGTAGATTTGCGTAAGGTGGAGAATGGAGAATTTGAGGAACGAAGTGCAACTAATCAAGTTCAAAAGCCAAAAGCACCAACGGAAACTATTTCGGATGAAGAAAGACAATTATTATTAAGCGATGTAAATACAACTTTAAAAGACTTTGAAAAATATAAGAAATAATAGGAGGAATAAGATATGAAAATTAAAAGTAAATTTCCATTCCGAGTGGGGTTACAATTTTTTGCAGCACGATCTAAAACAATGATGGATATGAAACGTGATTTACAGATGTTAGGTGAAGAAGTTGTAAACGCCAGTGAGGCATTAAGATCTAAATTAACTGATGCGACAATTACATCTGAAGAGTTAGCTGATTTAAAGAGATCAAAGTCATTCGCGCAGGAAAGATTTGATGCAGCAGAAGCTGAATATAAAGAAATGGAGCAAGAGCAGCGTTCTAGACTTCAAAGGCAAGAACCTATTTTAGCAGCCGAGAATAATGAAGAACGCATGATTGCAGCGAAAGCAGAATACTATCGTTCTATTTTAACAGGACAATCTGTTAGTGAGGAAACAAGAAATCTATTAGGGACAAAACAAACGACATCAACTGGAGGGGAAAAATTCTTACCAACAACACTATCTAATCAGATTGTATCTGAACCAAAGCAAAAGAATCCGCTTCGTCCAAAAATGACATTAACTAATATTAAGGGGCTAGAGCGTCCGAAAATTAGTTTTGAGCTTGATGATGATGATTTTGTTACTGATGAAGAGACGGCGAAAGAATTGGAAGTCACAGGGGATAAAGTTTCGTTTGGCCGCCATAAAGTGAAAGTTAAAGCGCGTATTTCTGATTCGGTTATTCATGGAAGTGACTTGGATTTAGTTACAGAAGTTGAATCAGCACTTCAAGCAGCGCTTGCAGTGAAAGAAAAACGTTTAACATTTGCAGAATCTCCTAAAAAGGGCACTGAGCATATGTCATTATATGAGCCAGGTAAAATTAAATCGGTCACTGGTGGAAATATGATTGAAGCAATTATTAATGCTTTAGGTGACCTGGGTGATGATTATCAAGAAAATGTAAGTGTAACAATGCGTCGTCAAGATTATTATGCGTCACTAAAAGAATTGGCAAATGGATCTACTGATTTATATAAATTACAACCAGAAGAAGTAATTGGAGCACCAGTTACATTCTGTGAACTTGCTAAGTCTCCTGTTATCGGTGATTTTACTTTCTTACATGGTAACTATGATGGTGGAGTGATTTATGATGCAGATAAAGATGTAGATAAAGGTGAATACATCTTTGTATTAACAGCTTGGTATGATCAGCATAAAGTCTTAAGTTCGGCATTCCGAATTACAGAAGTAAAACCTACACCCTAAGGAGCCCCAAGAAATTGGGGAATCTAAAGAAAGTGGTGATGTAGCTAATGCAGAGCCAGCAAAATCAAGAGCTAGAGCAAGTAAAACTGTATCTAAGGATTGATGGAGATGAGGATGACATAAACCTCATCTCTTTTATTAATGCAGCACATCTATATTTGCGGAATGCAGGAGTTTCTTGTAAAAGTAATGATTTGTATGATCTTGCAGTGAAAATTTATGTTTCTTTACAATATGATGAGATGTCAAAGACACAAACTGAAAAGTTAGAAAGGTCATTAGAAAGTATTGTCGTTCAGTTAAAATATGAGGTGGATTTATGAGTGCGTTAAAGAAAAACAAACGTATTATTTTACAGAAAAAATCAGCTGATTATGAAACAGACGAAGAAGGAAACCCACTTGAACCATGGCAAGATGTAGTGAAAGTTTGGGCAGCGGTTAATCCCCTAAGAGGACGCGAATTTTGGCAAGCGGCATCAGTTAATGCTGAAAATACCATTAGAGTAGAAATTCGATATCGAAAAGGGATAACGAGTGATATGCGAATTTTGTATGGCGAGCGTATCTTAGAAATTACTAATGTCATAGATGTTGAAGAAAAGCATAAGGAAATGCACTTAATGTGTAAAGAGGTGTTAGGAAATGGCTAACATGGAGTTACAGGGCATGACAGAGTTAATGCTTAAGGTTCAACAAATGGGGCGAAAAGGAGCATCAGCGCAAACTAAAGCTGTAAAAGCAGGTGGTAAAGTTTTTCAGGAAGGCTTCTCACGTGAAGCACCAAGGAGTCGTAGTCCACGTAAAGCAACGGTAAAACAGTCTTGGAGAACTGGTCAACATGGAGCAGATAATGCGAAAATCAGTGCTGTTAAAAGTAAAGAGGGCGTTAAATATGTTAATGTTGGCTGGTTAAAGGGAGATAATTCTCCCTTTTTCTATATGAAATTCCAAAACTGGGGAACTAGTAAAATGCCACATCCCCCGAAAAAGGGATTTGCTGAAAAAGTAGTTATGGCAGGTGAAAGAGAGTCCCTACGAGCAATGAGGAATGTATTAAAGCAGGAGTTAATGCTATGAGGGATTTAATGAAAGAAATTAAGCAAGGTCTTGAAAATAATAAAGAACTTGTTGATCTATTAGGCGGTAAGAGGATAGGACATCTCATATTTAATGGAGATAAAAACAATCCCTATATTACATTTTCAGAAGTAAATAACCAAGATGGTGATTTTGCTGATGATAGGGCTTATAACAGTGATTTGTTATACCAAATTGATATTTGGTCAAAGAAGCCAATTACAAATAAATATAAAACAGAAGTCGACAGAGTAATGAAATCTATCGGCTTTTCTCGTTTTTCTACAGCAGATCTGTATGAGGAAGATACAAAAATTTATCACTTTGGTATGAGATACCGTGCCAAAATCAGTTTAAATGAGGAGGAATAAAATATGAATGGAATTCCAGTAGGATTTCGTGATTTGCATTGGGCGGAGTTATTAAAAGATGACGAAACAGGTGTTGAATACGGTGAACCAATTAAGATTGCAGGTGCAATTGAAGGTAAGACCTCACCGAAGTCAGAGACCGTTAAATTAGATGCTGATGATGGGACTTTTGCGACTAACTCTAAAGTTAGTGGAGCGGACGTTGAATTAAATGTCGCTGATTTACCATTATCAGTTTACGCGAAAATTTTAGGTAAAAAGGTAGTTAAAGGTCAGGTTCTTGATAAAACAACGGATTCAGCTCCTTATGGCGCAATTATGTATCGTATTTCAAAAGATAACGGGAAATCTCGCTACAGTGTGTTATATAAAATGAAGTTTGAACAACCGGATGAAGAAGCGAAAACAAGTGGAGAAAAAATGGAATATCAAACAGCAAAAATTAAAGGTACATCAGTGAATCGTCAATACGATAATGCTTGGAGAAATCGTCTTGATGAAGATGAACCAGACTTTGATCAGGATGTAGCGAAAAATTGGTTCAAAGAAGTTCCAAAATCACCAGAGGAGTCAGTAAAAACATCTGGTGCACCAGCTAGAAAAGACTGATAGGTAATTCTTATCAGTCTTTTTTCTTATAAAAATAATAAATAGTGAGGGATTCTTATGGAAGAACCAATTTTAAAGTTAAGACAAGCTGATGGTAATTTAAGATCATTTTATTTACCGGGTTTTATTTCTGGATTAGTAGCAAGAAATGCTTCGGAATTAGCGGATAAATTGAAAGAAGATAATGTACCATTTGAATTGATTGAGCAAGGTGCTCAGTTTGTTTCAGATGTTTATGAAAATAAATTTACAAGTGATGAATTTTTAACAGGAACACATTCGCAATATTTGGCAGTGGTTATTTTTGCGGTCTGTCAATCTGTTTTAGGGAAAGTGGCTATGGCGGCGGAATTACTCGAAAGTGCATATACAGTACAAACTAAAAAAAAGAATCAACGCCCAAGAAACAACCGGAAGAACAGGCAACATACTCAGAAGCCATAATGGATCTATACAATATGCTAGAGGATCATCATGGACTAAAGCAAAATGAAATAGATGAAATAGATATTGTATATTTCATGCGGCGTATGGCTCGAAAAAAACAAAATGATGAACCAAAACTAGCGACGGCAGAACAAGTACCTTGGTTATAAGGGAGGTGGTAGCTTGTCACAAGATATGGAGTTAGGCGTTAAGGTCTCGATGGACTTGCGTAACTTTGATTCGGGCGTAGCTGGTATGAACCGGAAATTAAAAATGGTAGATTCAGAGTTTAAAGCAGCAAGTGAAGAGGCAAAACGCTATGGTGATTCAGTATCACAATTAAGAACGAAAATGGATTATTTAACGCAAAAATTAGATATCCAAAAGCAAAAGGTATCTCATTTCAGCCAAGAAATTGAGAAGTTAAGAAACAAACAGCAACAATTACGTACTTCCAGTGAAAATCTAGCTGGTAAAATGCAACGTTTAGAAAGAGAGTATAAACAAAGTGCTCAAGCAACTGGTAAAAACTCTGAACAAACAAAACGTTTAAAGCAAGAGTTAGATAGTGTTAAAGCTCAATACACAGCGAATATTCAAAGTTTAAGTCGAGTAAATGCGGCAATTGAAAAGAATGCTACCAACCTAAATAGGGCAAGGGAAGCTGAAGCGAGACTTAAAAATCAAATTCATCAAACGAATGAGGCCTTAGAGAGACAAACTTCTCTTTTTCATAGAGCTGGAGAAAGAATGCGCTCAATCGGGACCCGCATGCAAGATGTCGGGGCTACGATGGGCGCTTCTTTTATGGCTGGAGCTACCACGATGGGATACGCTCTTGGGAAAACTATTACAACGGCAGCTGATTTTGAATCAGCGATGTCACGTGTAGCGGCTTTATCTGGTGCATCAGATGCTGAACTACAAAAATTAACGCAAACAGCTAGGGAGCTTGGGGCTTCAACATCATTTAGTGCGAGTCAAGCAGCAGAGGGAATGCAATATTTAGCGATGGCTGGTTTCAAAACAAATGATGTTATCGCAGCGATGCCGGGTTTATTAGATCTTGCAGCTAGTGGTCAAATGGACCTTGGGGCGGCGGCAGATATTACATCAAATATTATGTCTGGTTTTGGAATTGCAGCACAAGACGCAGGAAGGGTAGCAGATGTATTAGCAAAGGCAAGTACAAATGCAAATACAGATGTTGCTCAACTAGGTGAGGCAATGGTTTACCTTGCACCAGTATCTAAATCATTAGGATGGTCACTTGAAGAAGCAACGGCAGCTGTTATGGCAATGTCTGATGCGGGTATTCAAGGTGCCCAAGCAGGGGCAGCGTTCTCAACTTCTATGGGACGTTTAGCGAAACCAACTGGTGAAATGGAAAAAACAATGAAGAAGCTGAAAATAGAAATATTTGATGCTAATGGAAAAATGAAATCCATGCCAGGTGTGATTAAAGAACTGGAAAAAGCGACACGCGGTATGACAGATCAGCAAAAATCAGCTACATTGACAACCATTTTTGGAGCCGAAGCATACAAGCATTGGGCTGTATTAATTGATAAATCATCAGATGCATTAGCTAGTAATACAGAAATGCTCAAAAAAAGTGCGGGTACAGCAAAAGAAATTGCGGCTAAACAGTTAGATAACTTAAAAGGTAAGTTAGTAATCTTACAATCTTCTATTGAGGGCGCATCTATAACAATTGGTCATGCATTAATACCAGCGATTGATGCAATCGCTTCTGGTGTGCAAAGTGCTGTTGATTGGTTTAATAACCTTGATGAAGGTACTCAGCAAATGATTGCAACGGGAGCGGCATTAACGGTTGGAATAATGGGAGTCGTCGGCGTATTAGGACTTATGTCTATGGCTATTGGAGCATTATTAGCTAATCCAGTTGTTATCGCAATTGCAGCAGCGACAGGAGCCGTGGCTGGCCTAAGTTTAGCTGTAATAAAACTTATGGAAGATACAAAGAAAGCTGATAATGATGCGCGTAATTTCGGCGATGGTGTTTCAGAAGGCACAAAAAAAGCAGCATCTGGTTATGTGAAAATGCGTGACCAAGCACTTGTTGCATTAAATGATTTAGCTTTTTCTACAGGAGAAAAGGCTAAAGAAGCTGTACAAAAGGCACATGAAGAGTTTGCTAAGCTAACTGATGAGGCTATGAAGGCTTTAGAGAAAGATAAAGCTAAGTTTAATAACTTTATGGGGAAATTTTTCGGTGATGCAGCTGATGAAGGAACTAAAAAGTTAAGTGAGCGTATTAGAGCTAAAGCGGGTGAATACTACGCTCAGCAAGAAGAAGCGATTCGTAATGCTGATAAAACGATGCATGATCTAATTAATAAATATGGAAATAATTTATTTGATATGTCGGAGAAAGATTTTCGGCGTTATACGGCAGCTTGGCAAGCATTTGATAAGTCAACAGCTACATCTGTTTCTAAATCGATTGGAGAATTAAAAAAAGTAAATGATGCTTTTAATAAAATCGATAAAGGTGTCTCATTAGAACAAGCACAGAAGCATGTAGTTGAATTAACCAATTCTACTACGAAATCTCTGTCAGAGATTTCAAAAGCTAGAGATAAAGATGTCGACAATGCGAAAAAGTATGCAAAACAAATCGGACTCCAAGGTCAAGAAGAGACCGCGTTTATTGACCAAGTAAAGCGTAAGTACGGCGAACAAGAAGTCGCTGTACGAGAGAATTATTTCACAAAGATGAATAAAATTCGTGATGTACTTGGTGCAAAACAATCTGAACTAGATTTTGAAGGGCAAATGACGAAAGCTGAGAAAGATCGTTTCGATGCATTTCTAGTAGGTACAGGTAGTGCCTCAGCTGGATTTGAAGATTTATATGATAAGAACAATAAATTCTTCGATAAGTTAAAGAATAACTTCGATAAATCTGTAACAGACTGGACGAAATATGAAGAAAGTGTAAAACGTTTTGGAGATGCTTTACCAGAGTCCTTAAATAAGTTTTACGACACCTTAAAGTCTGGTGGAGAAAAGGCGAAAATAGCAACCGAATTAATTGCTATTGAAATGGAGAATGGGGTCAAAGCTGTAGATCTTGGTCCAGCAGGTAAAGTGAAAGTTGACGAGTTTATAGCAGGAGTTCAAAACGGGACTTACAACATTGAGCATGTAGCCATTGCTACAATTAATCAAATGCGAGATACATTTGGTCAGCAAAGTTTGACACAAGAAGGTATCGACACAATGAAGTCTTATGTTGATGGACTTCGTGAAACTGACAATGTAAAAGAAATCGCAAAAAATTTAAAGTTAGATCTTCAAAGTGAAACGAAAATTGATCTTGGGCCATATGGACAACATACAGCTAAAACTTTTGCCGAAGGGCTAAAAGATGGAAGTATGGGTATTGATTCAGTGTATATTTATTTCCAACAGAAATTAAAAGGTGTTACACAAGTTGACTTGAACAAAGAAGGTCGTCAAACGATAGCGACATTAAAAACCGGTCTTCAAAATGGATTTTTAGATATAAATCAAGTTTTGGAGAAATTTAAGTTAGACGTTAAATCGGATGTGAAAGTAGACGTAAAAGGTGAAGGGCAATTTACAGTTCAAACTCTTGCTGAAGGATTATCCAGTGGACAGATTAATGTTGATACCGCAATTCAGGCAATTAAAGGTCTTGTAGAGCAAGGGGCAACTATTGATTTAAAACAACAAGCTAATGAAACAACGGATTCATATGTAACAGGATTAAATCAAAATCAAATCAAAGTGTTTAACGCAGGACAAAGTCTTGGTGGTGCAGCAAATGTAGGAATGGATATAGTAGATGGAACTACACCTGGTGAAAAAGGTGGATATCAATTTTACTCTACGATAGAGTCAAAATTAGAACAAGCAAAGGCAGCAGGACAAAGTAATGCAGCAGGAGCCAACAGTGGATTTGCTACAGTAGATGGAGCAAGTCAAGGGAGTCAAGGTGGAGATGCTTTTGTTAATAATGTACTCGCTAGGTCGGGAGCATCTCAAGCGGCAGGGCAAAGTAATGCAGCAGGAGCCAACAGCGGATTTGCTACAGTAGATGGGGGAAGTCAAGGAGGTCAAGGTGGAGATGCCTTTGTTAATAGCGTACTTGCCAGATCTGGATTATCTCAAGCAGCAGGACAAAGTAATGCATCTGGTGCAAATACTGGTTTTAATACAATAAATGGACGTGATCCAGGTACAAAAGGTGGAACAGAATTTGCAACTTCTTTATCAAATCAAAGTGGTAACGCTCAATCAGCTGGTAATAAGGTTGCTAATGCTGGTAAAGATGGATTAGGTAGTGTTAAAACATATTCTATTGGCGAAAGTTTCGTATCTGGTTTTGTTAGTGGTATTAAAAATGGAGATGGACTAGCAGCAAGCGCAGCAAGAGGACTAGCAAACATAGCGCTTAATGCCATGAGAGGTGAGCTGAAAGTAAACTCGCCATCAAAACGGGTAAGAGACGAGGCAGGACATCCAGTAGGTGAAGGTTTTGAGGTTGGTATTAATGAAAAAATTGGTGCTGTAAAAAATGCCGCGCAAAGAATGGCACAAGCATCTATACCTAAAGTGAATCCAAGTGATATTTCACGCGCCACAAGTTACCTCAGAAGTTCTACTAGTAATGTAAGTGCTGGAGATAGTTATCAGTCTAGTAACTCGCCTTCATCAAGAAAGGGATCTTCATTTGGAAGCATACCAATGCAACGGAGTACTCCAGTTCAGTTAGTAGTAAATGATCAAATCCTCGGGGAGGCAGCTGTTCCTTGGGTGGATCTTGCTCAAGGACAAAAAATAAATACAACATTATTCTTTTCGGGGGCGAGATGATGCACTTAACAATAATAAGAAAAAATGGGAAACGATATAAGTTGTCTCAAGGAACCGGATATCATGTTTTATATTTTCGTCCGGATTCTATAAAAGTGAATTCTATATCAGATAAAGTAGATGGGAGACCTGGTGCTGTTAGTTCTGGTATAGAAGTTGAAGGCAGGCTGATTCGAACATCAATTGTTTTTGAAGCATATGATTTTCCGGATTATTCGCTAAAACGAAATGAGTTCTTTCAAATTCTTGATTCGAGAGAAGATTTTTATGTGATATATAGCGAAGAACCGGGAAAACGTTGGCTAGTAAGAGCTAATCAATTTACTCCTGAACCGTTAACTCGGGTGTGGGGACAATGTGATATCATTCTTGAATCTGATTTTCCATACGCAGAATCCATCGGTACCACGATGGATTCTTTTACTTTCGACTCAAACCTCTGGCAAATAGGCCAAGGTTTAATCGCAGAAGATACAAAGTATGTACACAATACTACGTCTTTTCGAATTTATAATGCTGGTGATGTGTTAATAGATCCTAAGTGCATGCCATTAAAAATAAGGTATAAAGGTAGGTCTAATAATCTATCTATAAGAAATGCTACTACTGGTGACATTTGGAGTTACACAGGTAGCACGACAACACCGAACTCTATTATTGCTCTAGATGGTGTGAAAGCATACCGAAGTGTGATAGGAAGTATTTTTAAAGATACGAACTGGGGATTAATCACATTAAAGCCTGGATGGAATGATTTTGTGTTAACAGGAACAACAGGTGATTTTGAAGTAGACTTTGATTTTAAGTTTTATTACTTGTAGGTGAAGAGAAATGTTAGTAGTGAAAGGTATTAATCAACAAGAAGAAATGCTAACGGATTATAAAGAGGTGAAGAGAAAGAGACGTGTGAATGGTGAACACTCTCTTTCTTTTTATTTATTGAATACTCCTAATGTGAGTCATGCTTATCACCTTGTAGATAAGCGAGCGAGTATTATGGATAAATCTGATGAATATATCGCGTTAGGAATAAATAAACGCGGTCATTACGGAAAGCTTATTACAGCACCGCATATATTCTTTGATGATATGATGGATCATCAATACAATTTATATAATGGATACGCTAATTTTAAACAGTGTATGGATTTCATTTTCAACGGGACAGGTTGGAAATATGTTAATCAAGGTGCGTTTGCAGCCACTAAATTTGAAAACTTTGGTGATGATACACGATCAGCTTTGTTGCAAACAGCTTTGAATCGCTATGAAGCTGAGATGGAGATTAATTATTCATCTAAAACGGTTATATTTAAAAATCAAATTGGAAAAGAAACTGATGCGCAGTTCCGTTATGGACATAATTTAAAAACTTTTGAAGAAGATACGGATATGTCTAATTTTGCAACGGTCATCCGTGGGTATGGTAAAGATCATAACGATAAAGAAATTATGGTTGAATATGTATCGCCGATGGCTAAAATTTACGGCCGTATTCATCAGAAACCAATTCGTGATGAACGATTTAAATCGAAAGAAACATTATTGGAAAAATGTAAAAAGGAAATTAATGACGTACCGGATACACGATTTAAGGTAAGCATTGTCAGTTTAATAGAAAATGGCTTATCGCCACTTCATAAGTTTGACTTAGGTGACTATGTATACATGCTATATGAAGAAGCCGATGTGAAAGTGAAAATCCGTGTCATCGAAATTGAGGATGACCCAACAGATCCAACTAAGGCACCGATAGTTGAATTATCAACGTTTAAAGAATTAAAGACGGCAAGTTCCGTTCAAGCGCAATTTAAACAAACACAGAAACAAGTACAGCAACTTATGGATGATGGCGGTAATTTAAATCTAGCGTTAAAACGACTATATAGAAATTCTAATCATTACTCTGATCATACTGGAGATTGGTATATATCTCCTGACGATCCAAATGCATACGTCCATATTGGTGCGGGAGGCCTCGATGTTCATCGTGGTCTTGTTCGTGTTGAGAGGGAAGATGGATATGCGACTATCATAGGTGGTATTCTTCAGCATGGCTTTGATATCAATGGTCACGAACCTCCGTTTACCGCCGTGAATGTGGAGGGTTGGTGGTGGGTGACAGATAAGTCAGATGAGCATTACGACTGTCAATATTACACGTTTGAACATAAGTCGCGATACTTAAATGTATTAATCGGTCAATTAGCTACTGAGGGTGCGTCTTGTGAAGTTGCTATTATGGCTGGGGATGGGAATACCTTTTTAGCTAAATACGCATCAAATAATAGCGATTCAAAGTCTCCAATTGCAGTTTATGGAAAACTTTATGAAATAGATTTAGGAGTTCCAACAGGAGAAGAAATGAGTGTATACATTCGTTTGCGTTCCACTGTTGAAGGAAAGAAAGCCTATTGTCGTAAAATCCGCATGTGGCTAGATCGATAGATTGAAAGTATTAAAAAACGAATTTTATATAAAAACAAACTTTAGGAGGAATTATTTATGAAACCAGTGCAAGTTTATCTAGGTGTACCACAAAAAAATATGTTAACAGTTTATGAAGGACAACAAGGACAACAATTAACAATTAAGCAAATAATTTTTTCTAATGCAGAAGAAACGGATTCCAAGATTACAGTGACTGTAAATACAACTGATATTATGAAAAATTATTTGATTAAGGGCGGGGAAACGAAAATTCTTGATTTAGCAATTGTATTAAATCAAGGAGATAGACTACATTTACAACAGGAAAAAATCAATGCGATAAACGTAATGATTAATGGAGTTTTAGACCCTGCAGCACCAATGTATTAATAATTTAGTAAGCCAAGAGAGGGTGTGTGATTAACATGCTCTCTTTATTTTGAGCCCAGACTAACAAGGATGGTGAAACATATGCCTTTGTCATTAAATAGATGGCAAAATACAGCACAAGATAGAAATTTCAGAAATGATACAAATGAAAACTGGGAACGAATCGAAAAAAATAATAACAATTTGGAACAAAAGAATAGCTATTTGGAACAAAAGAGTATAGAAGCGATAAAAGAAATAGAACAAGTTAAAGTTAAAGTCAAAGCCGCAGAAAATACAGCGAATGAAGCGAATAGGGTAGCGGAGAATGTTCAAAATCAACTAGACGTAACAGAAAATACAGCGAATGAAGCGAATAGGGTAGCAGAGAATGTTCAAAATCAATTAAATGAATTGGTGGTAAATGGAGATTCTTCAGTTGAAGCAGCACAAGCAAGGGTAGATATACACGGGAAAACACATAGTTCATTAAAAAACCGGTTAGATAATGATTTTAAAGAGAATGCAGAAAATGCGAAGTATGCAATAGATCAAATTCACCACTTAAAACCCAATAAACTAAGCTTAACAGATAGTGGAGCAACCGGCATTAGATTGAGAGAAATGGGGAAAGACGGTGTTGTTTATGGAATAGACGGGGCGACCATTAAAAAATACGATGACTTAACTAATACATGGAGTACAGTATTAACAGCACCTTTACCTCCAAATGTTATACTTTCTTTGGATAACGGTGAATTATTATTTACTACCTTCCCGAATGACGGTGTAAATAAATCTACTGTTTATGTTACAGAAAACGGACAAACATCATTTAAGCAAGTATTTCAATCATCAAATGTTGGTAACTGTTACTTTCACAATAACTGGGGTAAAAGTACTCATGATAACATTGTAGTCCTTAGTGAGTATGGGACACGTGGAATTGCTATAGGCGTTTATCTTTCGATTGATTATGGAAAAACTTTTAAAATGGTATTTAATATACGTGACTATGGTCCAGTACCAAATAATGCACATATTCATGGTTCGGTGTACGACCCATACTGGAAACGAATATGGGTTGTAAACGGAGACTTAGAGAATAGTAGTTTATTTTGGTCGGATGATTTAGGGGCCACTTGGAAAACGGCGGGAAACCCTTTCAATCAGTTGTTAAATATCAAGCCAATGAAAAATTGTGTGCTGTTTGGTGCGGATAGTGTGCCTTACGCTATTTATCGGATGGATAGGGAGGATAAGAATGTAACCCCTAAATTAAAAATTGCTCACATCTACTCAGAGGATACAGTAGGGCATCTTTCTTACTTACCAAAAGCTTTCCACCAGAGAGATGAAAACAGTCCAGTTATTATTAATTTTTGTCCTGAAAATCCTGATATGGTAGGTACGTATCCTAATGTATGGGCTGTAGCAACCTATGATGGTATTAACTACTACGAGATTTTCAGAGACACTATAACGAAGATTGATGACATTTCAATGCTAGCTTACTTCCCTACAAAAAACAATAAGGCGGTAGTTACAACAAGCAAAGAAAAAGTCTTGATCGGTAATGCCCCAGTATGGGAGAAAGGCGATTTCGCTTACAAGACACCTTATGAGGTAACGTCAAAAAGTATTGATGACATATTTGTAAGTGCCAGAGACTTCGGAGTCAGAAGTGTAAATGAAGCCCCATTCAACTACGGGAATACAAAAGCGTTAACACATGCTCTAAAATATTGTGCTGATAATAATAAAATCCTCCATATTCCGAAAGATATGGATGTAACTGTTGGAGATATCCTTATTGAGAACAAGTCTAATTTTGGAATCAAAGTAGATGGAAAACTTAAAGCGAAGGCAGTAACAGGATTAAGGGGTATTATCTTTAGGAATTGCAGCAACATTAGAATCTTTGATGTAAATGCAACTTATGAAACATACGGCACTCCTTACCGTGATACACAGTCTATTTTACGATTTGAGCAATGTAATGAAATCCATTTTGATAGAATTATCTGTGATAACGTCCATAGTAACGTTGTAGATTTTGTTGGCTGTAAGGATATTTATGGGAAGATGGTTAAAGGTACAGGTAAGCCAGGTGGTTCAGGTGCAAACCTTATCCGTATGATCGACTGTGAAAATTCATATATTGATGATGTAATTGGAGAAGATATCGGAACAGATGCTTATATTGGCGGGGTGTTAATATCAACTTCGAGCAATACAGCAGTTGTCCGTAATATCAACTTTAAAAATATTGTTATCAATAACCATTCAACAAGATCGGTGAGCCTTGATAATACTAAATTAGGAACAATGGAAGATATTACTTTAGGTAACGTCAAACTCACGAAAAAAGAAACAACAGCGGCTACTATCTATCCTGTTTATTTAGCAGAATGTAAAAACGTAAAGGGTGATATATCCGTTAAAGGTACATCAGATGGCGTTTCTGCTTTATACATTAACAACGTAGAAGGCTTGCGTACAAATCTAGACATTAATAATGTTAAAACTGGTATCTTCCAAATAGGATTTCTTTCTAAATCGAAGATTACTGGTAAGATTAATAACTGCACATACAGAGCGATGAGCCTTGAAGATATGTCAGACATTGAATTTAATGTCGAGACTGGGGAAGTTACAGGAGGTCAGTTCTCTGTAGTTATCTCGTACTCTAAAACTCGAAATAATGTCCTATTCAATAAGTGCAAATTCAGAAAAGGAGCTAACGTCACAGGGGCGGTAGACATTGGCGGAACAAATACGAATGTTGTATTTAAAGACTGCGACCTATCAGAATGGGGAACCGACTTGATTAGGATGATTAGATGTGGTGCGTCAGCAACGATTAAGAGAGAAGGGTGTTTAGGCATGAATTATCTTCCTGCTCCACCTGCTACCGGAAACGGCAAATGGAATGTCGGCGAGGTTGTTCAGAATAGCGCTCCAGCTGCTGGAAGTTACATGGGGTGGATTTGTATATCTCCAGGGACTCCTGGTACATGGAAAGGCTTTGGAGCCATCCAAGCCTAATGCGAATTCAGAACAAAATACGGCTTTGAGTAAAAATTCAATTCATAGATCAAGAGGAGCGATTTCGCTTCTCTTTTTATTTTGAGGAGATGATCAGTGTGAAACGAATAGTAAACCAAGCAATTTATGAAAAGCATGTTAGCCAAGAAAACAAAAACCTAGTCAAAGATTTTCTAATTGAAAAGAAAGCACAAGGGAAAGCGGCAAGCACTTTAAAACAATACAATTGGGATTTACGAATTATTTTGTTTCTAATACATGAACACTTCGAAAATAAAAATCTAACTGAATTAACACGTAAAGATATTCGAAACTTATCTATTATTTTTCAGGAGCTGGGAATGTCTAATGCACGTGTGAATGGATTAATGAGTGCATTGCGTTCAGCACTTGAATTTTGTGCGGACGATGATGACTATGAGTATGAATTTAATGTAGGTTCACGGGTCCGCGGATTACCTAAAAATCCAGTCAGAGAAATTACTTTTATTAGTGAAGAACAAATTGAGTGGTTAATCGATGAATTACTTAAACAAGAAAAATATATGTTAGCGACTTATTTGGCACTTTCTTACTACAGTGCAGCAAGGAAGAATGAAATTTACCAAGTTCAAAAAGAAGAACTAACAGAACGTTATTTTACGAATGTAGTACGTGGTAAGCGAGGTAAGAAATTCAGATTGTATTATAATCCCCGAGTACAGAAATGTATTCGTTTATATATAAATCAACGAGGTAAAGATACTATTCCGGATTTGTTTGTAAGAGTTTATAAGAATGGTGAACGAAGAACGTTAAATAAGAGCGTATTTAATTATTGGTGCAAGATATTTGCTAAGATGCTGTACGAAAAAGAAGGGAAGGAATTTAAAATTAATCCTCACTGTTTCCGTCATAGCAGATTAGATAATTTGAAAGTACAAGGAGTACCACTAGAAAAGTTAAAATCGCTTGCTAACCATTCTGATATTTCAACGACTGAATCTTATCTGAAGGATAGAAGTGAAGAAGATATTGCAGAGATATTTGGAATGGATCCAAGTTTCTTTGCAGCATAAAAAGGAGTGAAGAAATGACAATTGAAGTAGGAGTACTTATCGCAATAGCGTCAGCGTTGATAGGATATATGTCTTATTCACTGAATCGCTCGAAAGAGATTAAGTCAGATGGTAGACAAGGGGCAGAAACAAACGCGAAATTGGAGTACATCAGTAAAGGAGTTGATGATATTCGTATTGATTTAAAGGCAAATGAAAAGCAAATGATTGTACTTGGAGAGCGTATTACAAGGGTTGAAGAGAGTGCCAAACAAGCGCATAAGCGCCTAGATAATGTAGAAAAGGAGATAAATTAGTTATGAATCAATCAAAAGAAAATATCAAAAAACGATTCCGCAACTGGAAAACATGGGTTGCGGTTTTTTCTTTGCTTGGATTTTTGTTTACAAAGTTTGGTGTTCCAGAAGCTAAGAGCTTTTTGGATGAATTAGCACCTTATTTGCTGTCAGTTGGTATTGCATTAGGTATTTGGTCTGATCATGATGTAAATAGCGAAGGAGACGATAAATAATGGGTTACACTGTAGATATTTCAAAATGGAACGGTAATATTAATTGGCCTGTAGCAAAGCAATACTTAGATTTTGTTATTGCTCGTGTACAAGATGGTTCGAAATATGTAGATCCTTTATACAAAGGTTATGTACAAGCTATGAAGCAACATGGTATTCCTTTTGGTAACTATGCATTCTGTCGTTTCGTTTCTGAGAATGACGCACGTGTAGAAGCTCGAGACTTCTGGAATCGTGGAGATAAGAGCGCGACAGTCTGGGTGGCTGATGTAGAAGTGAAAACAATGGATGATATGAAGTCAGGCACACAAGCATTTATTGATGAATTGCGCCGATTAGGAGCTAAAAAAGTTGGTTTATATGTTGGTCACCATATGTACGCTCCTTTTGGCATGGCGAATGTAAAAGCTGATTTTGTATGGATTCCTCGTTATGGTGGCAACAAACCAGCATATCCATGCGATATTTGGCAATATACTGAAACGGGAAATGTACCTGGTATTGGCAAATGTGATTTGAATGAATTAATTGGAAGTAAACCTTTATCTTGGTTCACAGAAAAAGAACGACCAGAACAAGCAGTTTCCAATGGCGGCTATCAATACGTTAAATCTGGTGGATTTGGTATTTCATTAGTCCAAGAAGTCGTAAATGCTATGAATGAGCGTGGAACTAAAGGGAAGGTTGTCTCTGATCCATTAACTGGTTTAGCTTACTTACAAACTGAAGTACTACCTAATGGCGAGCTTGATAAGATTACAGCTTGGATGGATGAAAGAAAGTGGTGGTACGAGTACATTAAAAAATAAAACAAAAGAATAGTTAGATGAACCTTTATAAATGTAAAATGCCGACTTCTATATGGAGTCGGCATTTTTTGCTTTTTCTAGTAAATTAATAATTTGATTATATCTTCCTTTTAAATCGTTTAATGAGAAATTAGTTATAGCAGCATTATTTATAAAGAAGTTCCTATGAGAATGCCATTCATATATTAGATGAGATATTTTTCTCTGGTTTGGGTGATCTAACAATAAGGAAGCTATTTCTTTTTGTGTTTTAAAAATGATTCTAATTAATTGGTCTTTTTCATATGCTGTTTGATTAATTATCAT